CTGCTTTAGATTCAAAGATAGCTGAAGAAATAAACCCAACTTCAGAAACTAAAACTATAGGCGAATAGTATGGAAACATTCATAGAGCTAATTATCCTTACGGGGATAATATTGTTTATAATAAATAAGAAAAAGCCAGAATGGATTGATTGGCTTAAATCAAAAATTAGAAAGTAGAATATTATGGCAGATACATTTACCACAAACCTTAACTTAACCAAACCCGAAGTAGGAGCTTCAACTAATACTTGGGGTACAAAGATCAACTTAGATTTAGATACTGTTGATGGTATATTCTCCGCTGCTGGTAATGGTACGTCTGTCGGACTCAATGTTGGTTCTGGAAAAACTTTAAGTGTTACAGGAACAGCTAATTTTACAACTGATATAAATGTCAATGCTAATGGAGTTAATCCTAACAAAATAAAACTTTATAGTGGTAACGCTGGTAAGTATGTAAGTCTAAGTGCATGGGAGGATGTAGATGCAGTCGTAGATTTGCAATTTACTGGTGATGGTAATAACGGACAATTTTTAAGAACTGATGGTAGCGGTAGATTATCTTTTGCTACAGTTGATCTTTCAGCTAACAATTACTTTGCATCATCTGGTTTATCTAACCATGACTTAGGCATAGGCCTACATCTTAAAACAGGTAGTGCTGGTTTTATTTCAACTATTACAAACGATCAACAACTTGTTATAGAAAATAGTGGTAACACAGGCATATATCTTTTAAATCCAAACACTCACAATGGAGCTATTAGATTCTCTAGTTCTAATGCTTATGTAAATGGAAAAATAGAATACCAACACTCAAATAATTCTATGCGATTTAGCACGAATGGAAGTAATGAGAGAATGATCATTCATAGTGATGGCGATGTTTCTATTGGCACAACTTCTAATGAAGCAAGACTAGATACAAGATACAATGCTAATGCTAGTGGGTTTCAAATTCATAATCAAAAAACATCTGGTTGTAATTCATCTACAAAAGTTGCTGTTATTCAAGGTGACCAAGATAGTTCTGGTTCTTATGATTTAATTCATGGAAGAAATGGTGGCGGTCATGTATTTAATGTTGCTGATAGTGGAAATGTTCAAAATAGTAACAATTCTTATGGTTCTTTGTCTGATGAAAGAATTAAACAAAATATTTCTGATGCTAGTTCTCAATGGGAAGATATAAAAGCATTAAAAATTAAAAATTACAAATTAAAAAAATTAGTTAATAGAGATGGAGAAACTGCAACTAGTCATCTTGGAGTAATAGCACAAGATTTAGAAACTTCTAATATGAAAGGTTTAGTAGAAGAAGTAAGCCCTACTAAAGAAGATGTTGCTTTGCATTCCGATTTTGGAAGTATTGATGAAAATGGAGTATTTACTGAAGGACAAAAGATTAAATCGGTAAAATATTCTGTGCTTTATATGAAATCAATTAAAGCATTACAGGAAGCTATAGAACGCATAGAAACACTCGAAGAAAGAATTAACGCATTGGAGAACTAAGATGCCATTGATACAAGTGACACCACCAGCGGGAATCGTCACTAACGGCACGGAGTATGGAAACAAAGGTCGTTGGGTGGATGGCGATTTGGTACGTTTTGAAAATGGTTTTCTAAGACCAATAGGTGGTTGGGATAAATTAAACACAACAGCACTCACAGGAACACCTGTAGGATTATTCTCTTACATAATGAATAATGGTTCTAAGATTTTAGTTATAGGAACTAGAGAAAAAGTTTATGCAAGAGTATCTGATACATTTTACGATATAACACCTGTAGGTTTTGTAAGTGATGCATCAACCGATCCGCTTGGTTATGGTGCATATCATTGGGGAGTTGAAGATTACGGAGATGCAAGAAGTCAATCAGGATTAGCATTTGAAACCAATAGTTTTTCTTTTGATAACTTTGGTGAAATATTATTATTCTGCACACCATCAGACGGAAAGATTTATCAATGGGATGCTGGTACACCAACAGTAAAAGCAACAGCAGTAAGTGGCGCACCCACTAATTGTCAAGGCGTAGTAGTTACTAACGAAAGACATGTTGTAGCTTTGGGTGCTGGTGGTGATCCTAGAAAAGTACAATGGTCATCAAGAGAAACACTTACAACTTGGACACCATCAGCAACTAATACTGCTGGTGATATACAAATACCAACAGGCGGTAGAATATTAGCTGGTGCAAAATGGCAAACTGATGTCATTATCTTTACTGATACAGGAGTTGCTAGACTTTATTACACAGGTTCTCCTTTTATATATGGTATTCAAGATGCTGGTACTAACTGTAAAGCAATCAGTCCAAGAACGATTACAACCGCTGGTGCTTTTTTAACTTGGATGGGAGAAAACTCATTCTTTGTTTTTGACGGACAGGTAAGAGAAATAAAATCAGACGTGCATGATTATATCTTTGATGACTTAAATGCTACTTATAGAAAAACATCATGTGGTGGCCATAACTCTAACTTTAATGAAATGTGGTTTTTCTTTCCATCAGGTGATACTGCAACCACACCAAATAAATATGCTATTTGGAACTATATAGATAATGTTTGGTCAATCGGTACGATGGATAGAGGATGTTGGATAGATCAAGGTGTATTTGATTTTCCAATATCATGCGACAGTTCTGGTAATGTTTATGAACATGAAAGTAAGTTATTATTTAACTCAGAAAACTTAGGCACAAGCAAACCATTTTGTGAAACTGCACCTATTGAAATAGGTATTGGCGATAATTATGTTCAATGTAATCAGATTATTCCAGATGAAGAGGCAAACACTTTGCCCGGAGTTGACATAAGTTTTAAAGGCAGATTTACACCGCTAGGTAGCGAAACAGATTTTGGTACATTCACATTTGATAGTGATGGTTATACCGATGCAAGATTTACAGCAAGACAAGTTCAAATGAAAGTTACAGGCGACACAGACCAACAATTCCAAGTTGGTATGATACGTCTAAATGTTAGAACTAGGGGTAGAAGATAATGGCAAGACGAGCATTAAAAAGACCAGTTATGCTTGATGACAATTATCAAAATTATTTAGTATCCGAGATAGAATATCGTGATGGTCTTTCCTTTAAGAAAGGGGAAAGGATCGAAGCAAATGGTGTAGATAGCACCGAATTAATATTGGTTAGTCCAAATGGTACAAAATACAAAGTCCAAGTTGACAATAACGGAAACCTCTCAGCCACAGCAACAGTCTAAAGAGCATTGGGAGATAGAGTTTGATCGCTTAGAGCATCATATTAAACGTGCATTAAAGCACCAAGATATGTATAATTTAAGTGATATTAAAGAAAAAATCCATCAAGGTATGTTTCATATCTGGGGTGGTAAAGATTCAGTAATAGTAACATATTTTACTGAATATCCTCAGTATAACGCATTAAATATTTTAATCGGTGCTGGGGATTATGAAGAGCTAGAGAAAATGTTATCTAGCGTAGAACTTTTTGCAAAACATCATGGATGCAGAAAAATATTTTTAGGTGGTCGTAAAGGTTGGTCACGAAAATTAAAGCATCTAGGTTTTGAAAAAATATTTTTTATAGAAAAGGAATTATAAGATGTCAGGAGCATTAGGAGCAATCGGAGCAATAGGATCAGTAGCATCGCTATTTGGTAAAGGTGGAAGTGATAAAGGAACTGCAACAACCTCTATTGATCCAGAAGCACAAGCAAGATTTAGAGATATATATAATAAAGGGTTGGGATTATACAACACACCTTTCCAGCCATACACAGGTCAAGCTATAGCTGGATTTACACCAGACCAAATATTTTCAAGAAATACTGCAAGAGATATGTTCAATGAATCTTTTGGCTTGAACCCAAGACAGGAGCTAAACGAACTAGCATTACAAGATGCTCCAAGTTTACTATCAATGGATTTAGACGCTTATCAAAATCCTTTTACAAACGAAGTTATAGATAACACATTAAGTGATCTTGATAGAGCAAGAAAAATACAACTACAAAGCGACCAAGATGCAGCAATAGGACAAAATGCTTTTGGTGGTTCACGATCAGCAATACTAGAAGCTGAAACAAACAGAAACTTTGCAGATAGAGCTGGTGATATTGCATCTAAATTAAGATCAGAAGGTTTTGATAGAGCAACTAATCTTGCAAGTCAGGACATAGGTAGAGATATGCAAAATAGAGCTTTCCAAGCAAACTTATTTGGCAATCAATTAGCAGATCAATATAGAACACTTGGTTTATTATCTGGATTTGGTGATAAACAACAAGCACTTAATCAAGCTGGACTTGACTTTAATTACAATGAGTTCCTAAGAGGATATGATGATCCATTTAGAAGGTTCTCAGCACTTACAGGTGCAGTATCAGGTATGCCAACAGGATCAACAACAACAACATCTAATAGAAGAGGACTTCTTGGAAGAGCAAATGATGCGGTTGGTATTTATGATAGTTTTAACCAGCTTAGTGATTTTTTTAGTTAGGAGTAAATATGGCTAATCCTTATTATGATAATAATTTAGCAAGATTAGGTGGCTTTGATTTAATGCAAAACAAAAGCTACGATAATTTTATGGATGCAAAACTAGGTGGCCTGTTAAAACAAATGCAACAAACCAATAACCTTGTTCAAGAAAACAACCTTATGGATATAGGTGTTGAAGAAAGAAAAAGAGAAGAAGAAAAATTAGCAAAAAAAGAAGCAAGGATGAAAGCTCTTAGAGAGTTTGGTGACAGAATGGAGATTATTAATCAAAGACGTTCTGGTAATCCACAAATTGCAGCTGCATTACAACAACAAATGGATGCAAGAAAACTTGCAGAACAACAAAGAATTGAAGCCACACAAAAACAACAAAGGTTAAATGCTATTTATGAAACCTTACCGCCAGAGCAACAGCGAATGATGGATATGATTAATGCTGGTGTTCCTAAAGATGTTGTAGAAAGTTATTTTAAGAAACCAGATACACCTAACAGCTATCAAGAATATTCATTAAGTACAAACGATCCGTCACCAGAAGGTTACTTGGCATTTTTAAATAGAAATATGCCTAAAGAAAAACAACCAACAGCAAAACAAATTTATGATAATTTAGCAGCCGACATTAAAACAAGGGTAGCTATAAATGGAGTAGAATCTTTAAGCAAAAATGAAAAAACTTTTTATAATACTTATCTGTTAAGACAAAATACTGGTGGGTTTGATAGATTTATAATGGATTATATAAGAGGTCAAGGTGATAGCAACAAAACAGCTAACGAAACAGAATATACAGACACGGGAGAAAGAACAGCTGATGGTAAAAAAATAGTGGAAAAAGATGGTAAAAGATTTGTTCAGGTTGATTAAAAATGCCACTCATTCCATTAGAAGAATATAAGCCAGAAGAAAAAAAGGAAACAACTCTTGTTCCCCTAGAAGAGTACGAACAAAATTTAATCCCTTTAGATACATACGAGGCAAACGCTAAAAAAACAGAAGCAGAACTTAAAGTTGATCCAGCATGGATTAATGCATCAAAAAAATATTACGAATTTAACATGGGTGCTGATGCACCAAAATTAAAATCAGACGAAGATTACGCTAATTATGGTTTAAGACAAATGGGTTGGTTTAATTACAACTTACCTAATATGACTGTAACTGCTAACAAGCTTTCCAATGCGGAGCAAGAAGATCAATTAAATTTTGTAAATTTAATGGATATGTATGACAACAAAAAAATAAGTGCAGCTGGTACGGGGAGACTTATAAAAGGTTTGGCACTTGATCCATCAACTTATGTAGGATTAGGAACTTTTGGTATCGGATTGCTTGGTAGAGAAGGCGGTAAGCAAGGTGTTAAGTTAGGTATAAGAGAGCTTGTAAAAAATAGAGCAATAAAAGGTGCTGGTGTAGGAGCAGTAGAGGGTGCTGGTTACACAGCTTATGATGATGCACAAAGACAAAGAATATTAACTGATGCTGGTTTGCAAGATGGTTATGACGTTAGTAGAGGATTAAAGTCTGCTGGACTTGGTGCAGTATTAGGTGGGGGATTAGGCGGAACTATAGGTGGAGTATCTGGTTATGTTGCTGGTAGAAAAGGATTTCCAATAGCAGATGAAGTAACCCCTACTCCTAAAGTAGAGCCAAGTGTTGAACCAAAAATAGAGCCAACTATAGAAGCAACTCCTGAAGTAACTCCTCAACCTAAACCACAAAAAAGACCAAAAAGTACAACGCTACCATCAATATTAAAACGACCACTTAAACCGAAGAAAATTAAAACAGCAAGATCGTTGGTATTTGGTGTTCCTAAAAACGATCCAAACTTTGAAGAGATTATTAGTGCTATTGGTTATGATGTAAACCAAGTACCAGCAACAAGAACAAGCAGACCACTATATAGAGCAGATGGTTCACCAGATAGTGATTACTTAGATTTACTTGTAGAACAATTTGACGAACTTGGTTTTGGTGCTGGAAGAGGTGGTGCTGGTGAAACAATGGGGATTGGAGTAACTAAGTTTGATAAAGAAGATGTTTTAGAAATATTAGAACAAGATTTAGTGCTACCAGAATTTGAAGAAATAAATCTCCAATATCAAGTCAAACTAAAACAATATGAAGATGTTACAAGTGCTTTAAATAGGGCTGGTATTGATCCTAATTCTCTTAGAGGTAAAACAGACGAAGAAGTTTTAGATATAGTATCGCAAATTAATGAAGCAGAAGATTTAACTGGTGCTAGAGTATCAGATAGTTTTGCTGCACAGTTTCAAGATCAGCCACCTGTATCAGCATACGCTGATGAACTTGCATCTAGTGATGGTGGTAACATAAATAATATAAGAGCAGAAGATGTTATTGATCCAACACCAGATGGTAGAGATTTTCAAACTGATACTACAACAGGCCTTAACCAAAGAGTTATTGATGTTGGTATGGAAATATTAGAAGAATTAGAAATACCAAAAAATAATAATGTAAAAATATCAGATCAATTAAAAGAAGCAGTATTGTTAGCAAACACTAATCCTAAATTTTATAAAAAGTTTGTTGATACTTTGCAAAGAAACAATCTTACAGTAGAGGAACTATCCTCAGTATTTAGAGAAAGCATTTCTGATTCAGCAAGACGTATGCAACAACTAAGTGTTGCAAAACAATCTATGAAAAGAATGGGCCAAGAGCTTGGAGAGATAGCACCAGATGAAGGTTGGTATGCAAATTTTGCCAAAGAGTACACAGACATCATAAGAGATTTAGATAATATAAGAAGAGGTTTATTAGTTAGCCAGATTGCTACCGCTATGCGTAACAACACAGCACAAATTGGTAGAGTTGGTATGCATACACTTACTGAAATATATGATGGTATTTTAAATGCTACATTTAATCCTATCAAAAGAGCATTTGGTAAAGAAACTAAACCTGTAGATCACACTAAGTCATTTAGACTTATGATGAATCTAACAAAAAATAAAAAACAAGCAAAAGATCTTACAGAATTTTTAACAAAATATTATGTAAACGAAAGCGATAGATTATTTACTAAGTATGCATCTGAAGTAGCAGATTCATCTAAAGCTAAAGTTTTAAAATCAGCACAGAAAATGGTTGATGGTTTAAACTTCTTAAATAGGATGCAAGAGTTCTGGTACAGAAGAGGAATGTTTGCTACATCAATACAAAACACATTAGCAAACAAAGGTATAGACATTAATAAAGTTGGCTTAAATGATGACTTATTAAAATATTTATCACCAGACGATATATCAAAAGCAGTAGATGACTCTTTATATTTTACTTATGCAAAAACACCAGATAACAAATTCTTAAAATCATTTGTTGATATATCAAATTCAATACCATTTGTAACGACTGGCGTATTACCATTTGCTAGGTTTATGGCTAATGCTATTGAGTTTCAATTTAAACATAGCCCAGTAGGATTTGGTTTATTATTAAGACCAAAAGAAATTAAAAAGATTGCAGCTGGTGATACTACTGCATTTAGTCAAGCGGTTGTTGGCTCAACTTTACTACTAGCAACTATAGAAGCTAAACGTAAAGGAATGGGAGAAGATCATAAATGGTACGAGCTAGAAACTAAGTCTGGAAAAACTATTGATATGAGGCCTTACTTTCCATTAACACCTTATTTATTTGTAGCTGATGTTATTACTAGATTAGAACAGGGTAGAAACTGGGGTGATGCTAAAGATATTTTACAAGCATTGACAGGCGCACAGTTTAGGGCTGGTGCAAGTTTATCATTAGTGCAAAATTTAATTGATGGTTTAAGTGGTTTAGATACTTCAGAAAAAATAAATAAGTTTATGAGTGATTTTGTTGCTGATGTTCTTGGTGGTTATTTAACACCACTTAGAATGTTTAATGACTTTATAGATCAAGACCAAGAATTTAGAAGGCCAGAAGATACAGGAGAGTTTATTGCAGATACAACTAATAAGCTTAAAACTAGCATACCTGTAGTAAGAGAGCAGTTCCCAGAAGTAGAGTCTCCAACAAGAGCAGCTACACCCGGCAGACCAGACACAGTAACATTACCAGTTATAGGTGCAGAAGTTCCCGGCCCACTTACAAGACAGCTGACAGGTGCAACTGTAAGAGAAGAAAAAAATGCAGCTGAAAGAGAGTTTGATAGACTTGGTTTTAAAATGAGGGATATACAACCTTATTCTGGTAATAGAAAAGCAGATCAAATTAAAGCAAGATATATGGGGCCAATGGTTGAAGAAATTATTGGTTCACTTGTAACAAATCCTGAGTACGAAAAATTAAGTAACCCAAGAAAAGAGTATTTAGTTAGAGGTGCTTTAAAAGGAATCAGATCAACAGTTAATGACTACATTAAAGATCAAGCTATAGAGCCAGAAGTATTTTTGAAAGTATATTTTAATAGACTTCCTAAATACGTTAAGAGATTATTAGCAGAAGAAGATATTGATATAAACAACATAAAGCTAAATCTTCAAGAAGAATGATAACCCATGACAAGAGCAACGGAGAGAATAGGTAGGAGTGGCGAATACCTAACTTGCTCCGTGATAGCAAGGGAAACCGATACTGTAACGATTATGCCTCATGGTTCTCATGCCGATATAATCTATGAATACGATAACCAGATGTATCGTTGCCAAGTCAAAACAGTAACTCATATAGAAAAAGGCAGAATAAGTTGGCGGTTTGATTTACGCAAAGGATCGCATAGCAAGACTCGTAAATATCAAGACAATACAATAGATGTATTTGCCTTGGTTAATCTTAAATATCAAAATGTCTTTTTCTTACCTTTTAATAATTGCAAATATCTTCAATATTCTGTACACGACCACGTTATGAAAACAGTTGATTCAATCCAAAGTTTCAAGGATGCTATGGAGTCCATGACATTGACAGATGGGCGACAGATAGGCATATCAGTCCATGATATACCTCTTCCAGAAATGGCGGTAAACAGCTAGTTTTTGACAGTTCGGGGAGTAGCGCAGTCTGGTAGCGCAGATGAATACACTAACATCACATCATTTCTTATCATTACTTTTTATCACTAATTTTCCTTGTTTTCTTTACAAATCTTAAAGTATAATTTACTTCATAGGTAACAACACTACTCATCGTTTCGATGAATCTTGACAGATGGGTGACAGATGGAGGGTAAATGGCAACAAGATACACAACCGATAAACAAGTAAATGGATTACGCATCTATCCAACAGGATATTATGTTTACTATCGCATGAATGGTAAGCGTAAAGAGATGAAGATAGCTAATAAAGATATACCAATCAATGTAGCTAGAAATATAGCAAGGCAAAAGCTAGGAGAAGTAGCATCTGGTATTGATCCTTTAGCAGTTAAAAAAGCAGATGTAGAGGCAATAACATTAAATGATGCTTTTGAATTAAAGTTAAAAGATTTATTTGATAACAATAAGAAGTGTGTGCATTTAAAAGATGGCGAAATAGACGGAGAGCCAAAAAGAATGTGGGATAAAGATGTTAGAAATACACTTGGTAAATCTAAACTAGAAGATATTGAGACAGGGGATATTACTAAATTACACATTAAGATTAGCAAGAGAGCCAAGTATCAAGCTAATAGAGTAGTTCAGCTTATCAGTTCTGTGTTTGAACATAGCATTAGATTATCTTTGGTTAAATATAATCCAGCCAAATATGTAAAAAAGAATCCAGAACTAGAACGCCATAGGCCTTTAACAGATCAAGAGTTTGCTGAGATAAACAAACAATTAAATATCATAGAGTCACAAACACATGAAAGACACTTGAACGCAATCAAGTATATAAGACTATGTATCTTGACTGGTGGTAGATGTGCTAGTGAAATTGGAGCTGCAAAGTGGTCAGATTTAGATGGTAACAAGCTAGTCTTACAAGAGCATAAGACAGACTATCAAGGTAAACCTAGAATCATACATTTAAACAGTCAAGCTATGGCTATTATTAATTCATGCGAAAAGACAGGAGAAACAATACTTGGTGTTAAGTATCCATTTCGTATGTGGGATAAGATTAGAAAAGCTGCTGGGTGTCCAGATGTAACGCTACATGATCTAAGACATAACTTTGGTACTATGGCTGGGGAGAGAATGAAACTAGAAGATGTTAAGACTCTTATGGGACATAAAAGTATTAAAGCTACTGAACGCTATCGTAAAACTAGAGAGCATATAGCAACCGAAGAGATGCAGAATGTCGGAAACTATATGCAGAAGATAATGATGTCTAATTGAAAAGGGAGCTTTTAAACTCCCTTGATTTTATGTGAGTTTTTCTGTTCCAGAATAATCTTCATTACTAAAAAGAAATTTAGTATTTTCTTCATAAGATTTTATTATATGTTTCATATCATCTTGAAACTTAAATTGTGTAATAAAGTGTATATTGTTGGTAAATTTATCGGGGCTAATTAGATACAAACTATAATAACCACCGCCTAAATTTTTAGGTTCTGTATAACTAGCTTCGTACAAAGCATTTTCAGTTTTATAAATTAAATTTTTCAATTTTTCTTACTCCTATAATTATAATGAAAAAGCCATTATAACATAAAAGTAAGAAAGTGTAAAATTGCGTAAACTATAATTCTTCGTAATGTTTGATTAAAGCATCCATATACCATTTAGCTTTTTGTAAATCTTGGATGTTTGCATCTTTGTCTTTATGTCTGTAGAGATACTTCCAGATGTTGCCCTCTAAGTAAGCTGGAAAGTTACTAGCACCAACTCTATCTTTTATTAAATCAATACATTCTATTTTGCCTTGATAGTGTGGTGGTTTATTAACCATGTCTTTTTTTATTGTTGTCACTCTATCCCATTCCTCTTGTGATACTTTATCTATACTCATCTCTACCTCCATAAAAATTAATAAATATTATTGATAAATTTTCTGTAAATTTTTTCTGAACTTTTTTTCTAAATTTTATTTATAGATTTTTTGTTCAGTTACTTGCTTTATTAAATTTACTTCGAGTAGAATAACATATTAACGAAGTAATAGGTAACAACATGGAAAATAAAATATTTTACAATCAAGAAGAACTTGCTGAAAGATGGGGAATGTCTCCTCGCACTTTAGAAAATTGGAGAGCAAAAGGAGATGGCCCAACCTACATAAAAATTGGTGGACAAGTTCGTTACAAATACGAAGCAATTAAGAAGTACGAAGAAAGCCAACAAGTAGGAGAATAGTTTGGTCAACGCTAGATCAAAAGGCAGACGTGGGGAACGAGAAGTGATTAATGAAGTTAATGACTTACTTGGTATTCAGTTAGAAGTTAATTATGCACAAACCTTTGGTGGTGGACATGATCTACTTAACTGTCCCGGTTACGCTATAGAAGTCAAGCGAAGAAAAGCAATAACACAAGCGGACATAAAAAACTGGTGGGATCAAACAGTAAGACAAGCATTAAAAGTAAATCTATTACCATGTCTTTGGTTTAGACAGGATAGAGCAGATTGGAAAGTAGCTATCCCTTGCCCTTACTCCTACGAAAAAAATTTATTTCCCGTTGAAGATTTTAATATCGCATCAATCGTATCGCCAGAACTATGGTCAGCGATTGTAAGAGAGGAGCATAACATTGGCACACGCAATACTATCACCGAGTAGCATTAGCAGAATAATTAGATGTCCAGCATCAGCCAGACCAAATGCTGAAGCTGAACGAACAGGAAGTTTAGCAGCAAGTAGAGGTACTGCAATTCACGAAATGGTAGAAGCATTATTAAAGAAAAGATTAGAGGGCATAACTTTATCTGATTACTATTTAGGTCAAACACAAACAGTTGATGGTTTCAGTTTTGAAATAGAAAAAGATGATATTGCTATGGCTGAAATCTATGTGGACTACATTAATAAAAGAACTGAAGAACTTAACGGAAAGTTATTAATAGAAGAAAAAGTTTACGCTAACGAAATACATGATGAACTTTGGGGTACAGCTGATGCAATCATTTTAGGCGAAGGCAATAGAATGGTCATAGCAGATTTAAAGTCTGGTGCATGGCCAGTAGATGTAAGATTCAATGAGCAGTTAATGACGTATGCTCTTGCAGCTCTAAGCAGATATGGAAACGAAGATACAGTTTTAGAATTAACAATAATTCAACCTAACAAAAAAGCTTTTCATAAAGAAGGGCAAATAAGAACTTGGGATATTCAAGCTATCGATCTTGTTGATTGGGGTTTCAATATTCTAAAACCAGCTTGTGATGAAGCACTTGGAGAAGAGCCAAGTTTCAATGCTGGTACTTGGTGTAAGTTTTGTGCTTACAAATCTGAATGTCAAACATTTAATCAAAAGGAGGAAACAAATGAGTGACGAAGTAAAAAAATCCGAAACATTTACTTTCGAAGAAAATGGTAAGGAGTATAAAGTAGATGATCTATCTGATGATAACAAAGTTGTCTTTGGTAAATTAAAACTTATTAATAATCAAATTAATGAGCTAACTTTTAATGCTAATAATGAATTAGAAAAGTTAAACATTCTTAGACAACATTATGGCGATTTATTGCAAAAGGCAGTCGAAGAGCCAGTTGTAGAAACTGTAACTAAAGAGGTTAAATAATGTCTTTAGAGTGGATACAACAAAAGAGTAAATTAAAACCAGCTATCACGATTATCTATGGGCCAAGCGGTCTGGGTAAAACTACTTTAGCAGTAGGTAGTAAAAATCCAGTTGTCTTACAAACAGAAGATGGTCTTGGTATTTTGACTAACAAAAGAGAAATACCTCATAGTGGTTTAATTAAAACGTATGATGAATTTATGGATAAGCTACGGGATATCTATAAATTAGACAAAGGAACTTTTGATACATTAGTTATAGATTCATTAGATCACTTAGAGCCATTAATCCATGCAAAGACTTGTGAGGTTGGAAAGCAACCTAGCATTGATGCATTTGGTTTTGGTAAAGGATATTCTGAAAGTCTAAAGTATTGGAGAGAGTTTCTTGATGCAGTTCAACGATTAAGAAATGATAAAGGTATGAGAATTATTTTAATTGCTCATAACCAGATAAAAACATTTCACGATCCATTAACTGAGCCATACGATAGACATGAAATGAAGCTGTATAAATCAGCATCAGCTTTAGTTTTAGAGACTTGCGATATGTGTTTATTCTTAAATTACAAGAAGGGTACAGTCAAAGTGCAAGGTGCAAAAGGTATGACAAGTAAAACTGTTCAAACAAATAGAATTTTAGTGACAACAGAAAATCCAAGCTGTGTTGCTAAAAATAGATATGGACTTCCAGAAACTATTGAAATGGTTGAAGAAGGCGATGACTTTATTGAACGAGCAGAGAAAACTTGGACAAACATTGGTAAGTTAATTTCGGCAAAATGAGTACACAGCACGAAAAGGTAATTTACTATCTAACCAAAGCTAAAATCTTAGTTCAAGAAGCTAAGGACATAAACGGAGATGATGATTTTATTCTCCCGTTGGGTGCTAACAAAGTCTTAGCAGACATTGTTGATGCACTTGAAGAAGAAGTAGATCGAGCAAACAGTTACGAAGAATATGATCCTTTGTAACATTTTATTAATGTTAAATTTTTCTTAGGAGGTAAAAATGGATTTAACACAATTTAATGAGGGTAAACCTATTGAAGCTGGAATGGAGGAAAGTAAAAATATAGATTTTACTCCTCTTAAACCAGATACTTATGAACTTAAATGTATAAGCGAAGAACAGTTTGAGAATGGACTGTCTCATGGTGTGACATTACAGTTTGCAGAAAAAGTATCTAATAAATATATCTGGCTGCGATTATTCTTTCATTCAGATAAGGCAATAGACTTTAGTAATAAAGTTATTAGCAACATGGGTAATGCGATTGGTCTTAATTCAATTAAAGACACAGAAGCATTTTTAAATGCATCATTTAAAGCTGATGTAGATGTTGAAACATACAATGGCAAGGAAAGAAATATTATAAAACCATTTTCTTTTAAAGCTGTAGAAACTTCAGCAGATCATGTTGATCCTAAAGATGTCTTAACTGATGACGACATTCCTTTTTAATTATGATGATCTTAAATATCGGAGACCAAGCTTATGCTACTACTGTCATGGCTTGGCTTCTCCGCTATTGCATATTAGCAACGGGGTTATCAAAGGTGCTTGTTCAATGGAACATCTACAAAAAATCAAGGAGGGTAGAAAAATGGAGGGTATTACCAATTTCGCACAAATTAATGAGGAACTGTTATCGGTTGCACTAAAAGATTCTAAAGATAGGTATTTAGAATTATCTAAAAAAAATAAATCATACGTTTTACACGAATGGACTAAAGACGATAGAGTGAGCTTTGTTAGAAGTCTCATTACAAGTTATTTGAATCATTCTAAGGCACAGGTCGATGGTTGATCTAACTAAATATTATGGCAACGAGGGTATTGTCGTAGATAAAAACTTTGCTTTTTCTGGAACATCTAAAAGTATCACAGATTTAATTAGCGAGATGAAAGCTAACGGACTGCTTGTAGATTTTATAGATACAACAGGAGTCTTGGTTAGAGTTCCTGTCATGGCAACAGTTAATACAAGACCAGATAAGTCTGGCGAGAGATCGGGTTATTATGTTTACAATCAGTTAGATAATAACTTTGTATGTGTTTATGGTAATTGGCGAACTAGCCAAGAATGGAAGTTTACTTCTTTTAATCCTAATGAAATGTCTGTCCAAGAAAAGCGAGACTTACAAGCCAAGTTGGAAGAGGCAAAGAAAAGGCGAGAGGAAGCTAAAAAACAAAAGCATAAAGAGGTCGCTGTTTATAGCAAAGAAAAATTTAATTTGGCTGAAGAGGTTACGGAGCATAAGTATCTTAAAGATAAAAAGGTTAATAATTACGGGTTAAAAACTACAAATAGTAACTTGCTAGTTCCTGTGTATTCTATCACTAAAAATGATAATGGAACATTAGCAAAAGATATAAAGTCACTACAATATATCTTTCCAGACGGAAGTAAAAAGTTTGTTGGTGGTGGAGAGATCAAAGGAAATATTTTTTTAATAAATTGTGATGTAAATGATCTGTATAACCATGAAAATATTTATGTAGTTGAGGGTTATGCTACGGGTTCGTCTATTGCTTTATTAGACTTACCTGTAGTCGTGGTATTCTCTGCTAATTTTACTGTCTCAGCGTTGACGAGACTGCGTTCTGTGGGTGTTAATGCTAGGTTTGTTATTTGTTTAGATAATGATTCATCTGGGGTTGGTCAAAAGTGTGCAAATGAGACTGCAAATGCAGTTGATAATTGTATTGTAAGACTACCTTCAATCATTGGCGATTTTAATGATTTGTATGTTGAAGAAGGTATAGAAAAATTAAGATTAGAGCTTTTAGAATCAAAGTTAAACATAAGACAGTATGCAATTAGAAACTTGGTTGAGAAACCAAAAGAGATTGAATGGTTGGTTGATAGTTTTATCCCATTAGGTAAGCCCGGAATTATTGCAGCTGTAGGTGGTGTTGGAAAAAGTTTAAGTATGATTCAGTTAGCGTTGCAAATTGCAACAGGTGGTCAATGGTGGGGTAAACCTGTTATGCAACGTGGTTCAACAGTTATTTTCGCAGCTGAAGATGATTTGCATGAAGTTCATAGACGTATTGATAGTCTTGATCCTTTAGGAAAGCGATTTCAAAGTGAGTATGACGTTTATGTATTTCCTATTCCAGAACAAAAAGAACCAATGATTTTATTAAGAGAAGAAGGAGTTACCCCTATTGCAAGTGAGTTAATTGATGAACTAAAGACTATTAGTAACTTGCAGTTGGTTGTTTTTGATCCCTTACAAGCATTTACAACAGGTAATATCAGTTCAAGTAATGAAGTAGGCCAATTATGGGGTAGTTATTGTGCGAATATAAGTGCCAGATTAGGTGTTACGACATTAACTGTGCATCATTTATCGAAATCTGCTCTTACAAATGATTCTGATGATGCTCTATCGCATAGGGCCGAAATAAGAGGCGCATCAAGTATTTTAGATAGTGTTAGGTTTGCGATAGCTATGTGGTTAGCTGATGAATCTACTTGTGAGCGTATTTGTTTACAAGAAGGCATGGAGATAGATCGCATGGCAGTAGTTAAAGCATCTTTAGTTAAGTCTAATTCTGGTAACGTAGATTATGGCGTTAAGACTTTGGTTAGAAAGGGTGCAGTTTTAGAAATATTAGACCAAAAAAAGCAATCCTTTGAATGGGATTAAGGAGAAAGGATATTGAGTATTTTATTTGATGATGCGGAGGGTGTAAGTACAGGTAAATATGATGTTTTAAAAATATCGTACGAGCAAACAAAACCATTCATATTAGATATACATTATGCAAAACGTATGCCTTCGATTAGTTATGCTTATGGTTTATTTGATGAAGGGGAGTTGGTAGGAATTGTTAGTTATGGCTCTCCTGTATCTCCGTTTTTATGCAAGGGTATTGCTGGGGAAAAGAATAAACATCTGGTCATAGAGTTAAATAGGTTAGTTTTAAAAAATAATAAAAAGAATGAGGCATCAAGATTAATTGGTGCATCTTTCAAGTTGTTGCCAAAACCTAAAATAATAGTTTCTTATGCTGATACACAACAAAACCATTTAGGAGTTGTCTATCAAGCTACTAATTTTTTATTTACAGGTACTACAAAACCAAGAACTGATATGGCTGGTAAAAATGGTGGACATTCAAGACATCATTTAGGAGATAGAACAAATAGAGTTTATAGAAGTGCCAAGCATAGATACGTTTATTTACTTGGTAATAAAACACAAAAAAAGCAATTAAAAAAAGAATTAAGATATGGGATTGAGCCATATCCAAAATTAAATTCAAGGAGAGATAGTTATGTCGGGAAAAGGAGATATGCCTAGACCATTTAGTGTTGATAAGGAGACTTATAGCGATAGGTGGGATATGGCTTTTAGTAAGAAAAAGGCAAAAAATAAAGACCAGAAGAAGGATAAAAAGAGCAAAAAATAATAAAAGCTTAGGATATATGGGTTTACTATTAAAGGATATATGGGTTTACTTCTCTAGGATATATGGGTTTCCTAATATCCTATTATACTATTATACAAGATTGGAGACAGAAATGCGGAGCATTTCTAGTCTCAATCCTTAGCTGAAAGTATCAGTAAAAATTATGGATTATTTTTGGCAAGAAATGGGTAAAACGTTTTATACGGAGGTGCAATAATGAAACAATTAAGAGATAGATTGATTGCATTAAGAGAACATGCCAATCAAGGACTAAGAAATCATGTCACAAGGTTAATGCAAGAAAGTCCCTTGCATTATATGGTATTGATAGAAGTAAGTATTGCTTACTTGGAGGGTAAAAGTATCAATTTTGAGAATCTGGTCAAGCAGTTGCATACAAGTTTAGGAAGTCGATCAACAGTAGCTAATGTGTTAGAGGATTATATTTACAAGAAGTTTATGATTAAAAAACAATGCAAGGAAGATAAGCGTTGGCGAGTTTACGAGCCAACGGAGGTTACTTTGCATGAATTGAATAGGTATCTGGAACGTAGGCATAGAATGTTAAGGGAGGTTGCTTAGTTGAATGATTGGTGGTGGCTAGTAGTCGAAGAAATAGAAAATCCAAGTGAAAGTGGACTTATTAGTTATGGTGTAGCTGTTAAGTATAAGGAAAGCTATCCCAAGCTAAAGAGGGCTGTCTGGAAGTGGTTTAGAAGTCAAGTAGGTAGGAATGATATAGGCAGTAGAGAGAAAGTCATCCTATGGTGTCTGTGTGAGAGGTACGGCATGAGTTTTAGCAGCCATGATGCGATAAGTTATTATGGTTTAATGGGTGGCATGAGCAAAGTAACCATGAGCAAGGGATTTAATGTGTTAATGGAAAAGAATATTATTTGGTGTGCTAAACACAATGAAAAGGTTATGGTTAGAAAGTTAAAGAAGGGTATGCAACATAAACATTTTTTGTTGGTTGGTTTGGGTGTCTTTTTAGATAAAGAAAGCTAGAGAGAACATCTTTAGGGGGAGTAAGAGAGTAATATGAACTCGTTCTCCCTAGCTTAAACTGTTAGCCGAGAAATTCTATGTCATCTGGACTATTCATTGATTCAAACATTTTATCATGGATTATCCTTCCTTTACCATGTTCTTTTGCATAACCAATGATTTCATCATTAGACCAGCTTTCCTCCGCCATGGTAATAATAGAATCATCATCTAGTTCAGTTTCCAGAACTACGATTGCTTGGTATTTAATATATTGTTTTTCTTTAGCCATTGTTACCCCTTATTTTGTTTATCCAATTTTCTGCTATGTCTCTTGCATAATCTTCGCTGTGTTCATGCGCTGTTATGGTTTCTATAAAATTATCATTTTCATATAAATCAACTTCTAAGCCGGAAGGCGCATCTAATATGACAGCGTTTCTGCCTTGTTTCATGTATTCAACAATCTCTTTTCTAATTCGCATTATTC